AGCCGCCAATACCAATTTGTCCGTTAGAGTGCTTTAAATCGCCTATGAACCCCAAATAAAGCTGGTTCCTTGACTTTGTTTCTAATATCTTGGTAATTGTAATTGTAGGAAGGTTAAAATTGGCACTAAAACCCCTTCCTTGTATCTTGTTTTGACTGATTGTGTCTTGTATGTATGCGTATCCAATAGAATCTATGCGCATAGTATCGGAATAAACCTTTACTTGGTTATAATCCTTTACGATTGTAATTGTGTCGGTAACCCTATCAACAATATAAATTGTGTCTAAAACTACAAAAGGGATTGAATTTCCCTTTATAAATTTGGTAAAAGTTTTCTGTTGGTAAACTGTATCAGTTACGATTACAGGTTCACTTTTAACGTATCGTGCATCACTCCCGATGAAAAAGATTAGAACCGCCGCTAAAAGAACGATTACTACCTCTTTCATTACTTAAATCTTTTAGTCGCCTTAATATAATACCTTGCAGCTAAAAGACCAGAAACAATAGCAATCAAACTCGCTATAAGTGAAACTACTGGTTGCACATTGGCAACACTAATAAATGCGGATGTTCCGCTAACAATAGTTAATAAGTCCGATTGATTGCTATTATGTACCATTACGCTTCAGTTGATTCTTGTGGTGGATTTTGTTCTTGTGCAATTTTGCCTAAATAACCTAAAATTGGATTAGCAAACTTTGCTGGAATTTCCATTAAATAAGTTTCTAACTCCTTGATTTGATCTGCTGAAAGTTGTATCATAGTTTTAATTTTATATACAAATATAGTTAAATACTTTAATTTTCCTATGGATTAGAAAATGGGAGTGGCAATGTGATTATAGGCGGGTTAACTTGATTCTCTATTTGAGCATCTAAATTAAGGTCTAAAGCCTCTGTATCTATTGAATTTATTTTAAGCATACTTGTATCTTTTTAATTCGTGTCTTGTTCCATTTAATCTACCAATAAGAGTTACTTTGTTCATTCCTAATAAGTTTGCTAATTCAGTAGCCGAATCGTAAAACACTCCAGTTTCTATATCTAAAACAACTTTCTTATGAACGCTTACGTTTAATCCGTATTTATAAGCGTGTAATTGATTCTCGCTATTATTACACCATTCTAAATTAGATACATCATTATTTAGCTTATTGCAGTCTTTATGGTTTACTTGTGTTTTACCTTCTACTTTTTCAATAAAGCATTCAGCTATTAATCTATGTAACTTGTAAGTTTTAGATTTACCATTAAAAGACAAGCCAACTCTATAATAACCATTTTCAATAATAGGCTTTAAGAACTTTTTACTTTTATTAGAGTAAACTTGTCCATTAGAATGGATAGTGTAAATGCCTAATTCTTTTGTCATATTAGTTTAATTTAGACTCTAAAGTTACGATTTTAGCCTCTAATTCTTGAATGCTTTTTATTAAAAGTGGAATAAATTGGTCATATCTTAAACCCTTTGTATCTGTTTCTTCATCGTGTATGAATCCACCAAAATCTTTACCATCTAATAATTCTTCAACCTCTTGAGCAATTAAACCATAATGTGTTCTTTTCCCTTCTCTTGGAACTATAACAGATTCGGTTTTTTCATTACCTTCTTCATCTAATATAGGGTTGCCTTCTTCATCTTTAACAACTTCACTTGTTACTATATTTTGACCAACTTTCCATTTAAAAGAAACAGGTCTTAATTTACTAATAAAATCTAATCCTAAATCAGCATCAATAATATCCTTCTTTTCTCTTTCATCCGATGTTTGTATTGTTCCGTTTGCTGCCCATACTGCTGACCACCTTGTGCCACTAACACCTAATGAATAAGCATTATCTGTTCCTGGCTGAGTATTTCCAGCCGATGTGATTCTCATTCGTTCAACTGCAGCAGAAGTTGTAGCAAAAATTAATGCATTTTCAGAACCAATGTTCATATTAGTTGCATCATTATACAAATAACCTATTGGAGTTGTACTGCTATTAAATGTTAATTGTCCTTTAGTTGTACTATTGCCTCCTATTGTTAAAGTTGCATAACCACCTGTATTAGTAGGACTACTCGTTCCGATTCCAACGTTACCACCGCTTGTGATGGTCATTTTTTGTGTATTGGCAGTTGCAAATACAATAGGATTATTTCCTGTATTCCATAATACTGCTGCATAGGCACCTGCACCAAATTCGCTTCCAAAAATATTATCTTTTCCAAAATAATATACACCACCATTATTTTGAAAATAACCATATTGTGAATTATTGCCTGCTGATACAGTTGCTTGAAAAACCGCACCTGTTCCTGTAAGAGCAAAATCATTAGCAGTAACTCTATTTGAGAATGTAGCAGCACCAGTAGAAGCTATTGTTAAAGCAGTTGTACCATTATTTTGTAAAACAATTGTATTACCTCCAATAGTTGTAGTTTGATTTGTATTGCCTCCAATTGTTAATGGTATATATGCACCACTTGTTCTGTTATAACCAAGTAATGTAGCAGTTCCTCCACTTACACCAACTTCTAAAGCAGCCCCTTGATAACCAGCTCCAGTTGCCCATCCTCCAAATCTTCCTTGACTTCCAGAACTTGTTACCTCTGTACTAAACGTAGCACTTGTACCACTTAAAGCACCAGTAAGCGTACCACCAGTTAAAGGTAGGTAAGCAGATAGGTCGCTTGTAAGGGCAACTGTTCCACTTGATGATGGAAAACTATATGTATAATTTGCATTATTTGGTGCAGATAAAGAAAAAGAAAATCCCGTATCAGTATATACATTTAATTGTGAGTTACCACTAATTTTTTGAGCAGATATATTTAAATAACCACTTACAGTACTTACTAAACCAGACTTTAATAATAAGCCAAAATCTGATTTTAAAAAACCTAAAGCAGTTATATTATTTGCTGACAAATTATTTGATGCACCTAAATCAACATTAGTTGTCGCACCTGTATATGGTACATAACTTGACAAGTTTGATGTCAAAGCTAAAGTACCTGTTGCAGCAGGGAATGTGTAAGTTTGATCTGAATTATTAAATAATAATTTAGCCTTAGATGTATTATCTCTAAAAACTATATTATTTGAACTTGCTTCTGCATATAAAATTACATCACCTAATGTAAAAGATGATGGAATATTACCTTTTGCAAAAACTAATCCACCAAGCGCACCTAAAAATCCATTAGCAGCTATTTGTCCAGTACTTGATATAGCAGCAGCAGCTAAACCATAAATACCCAAATCTACGTTTGCAGTTGCTCCTGTATAAGGAACGTATAAACTTAGGTTGCTTGTCAATGCTATTGTTCCACTTGCGGCAGGGAAGGTAAAAGTCTGTGTACTATTATTAAATAATAATTTTGCAATACTTAAATTATCCCTAAAAATAATATTATTTGTAGTTGCATCTGAATATAAATTAACTGAATCACTACCAAATGTTGCAGGAATTGAACCTTTAGCAATCTTAGCACCATAGTTTATTTGTGTAGGTATTGCATTTGAAAATATTGCATAACCAGAAAAATTACTATTACCAACAAAATCAGTATTGCCATTTAAAGTTTTATCCCCTGCTATTGTTTGCGTTCCTGTTGTTATTAAACCCCTATTAGAAGCACTTGCACTTGGTATGTTAAAAGTATGTGTTGCAGTTGAACTTGATATGTTAAAGTCAGTACCACTTGTTCCTGTCGCTAAAAATTGTACTTGTCTTGTTAAGTTATTTAACGAAGTCAACCCCTTTGAAAAGGTTGTAACTACTTGACATAAATGATTGTTCTCTGTGTGTAAAGTAACTACTTTTGTATCCACATTTACATATATTCTAATCGCTATTCTATCAGTTATTGCTAAAGTAGTTTGAGTAACAGGGATAGCAAAATAATAAGGACTTAAAGTAGTACCATTAGTTAAATATTCAGGTACGCTTTGGCTACTTCCTATTAAAGTAAAAGTAGTGCCATCATATTTATAAACCTCTGCATATACATAAGGATTGTGATTATTAGAGTTTACACTAAAATAAAACTCACAATTAAAGTTACCAGCAGGTACTTCCAATAAAGCTGGGTCATTAGCATCAGTAATATAACTCGCCACATATCCATTAGCCGAAATAGTAATGTCAGTTCCTGCACCTGCAATTGGGTCTTTACTTAATTCTCTATAAGCAACACCGCCAATAGTACCTTGCGAAACACTTGAATTAAGATAATAAGAAACCGAACTTCCTCCACCTGTTGATGTTGGGAAATCCGCTAAAGTACCATCCCCTCGTACATATTGAGAAGCAGCACCATCTAAAGCGGTTATTACCCCACTATTAGCCACTACTGGACCTTGTATATCCCTAATCTTTGCTTCGCCTGTAACTTGTAATTGACTCATAATATTTTATTGAAATAATCCTCTAATAAATTCTCCAGCCTCTAATGCTCTACCAAAAGTAAGAACCCCAGTTGAACTTATAAACTTAACATTATCTCCTGTTGGTGTTCCACTTGTTAAAATGCTTTGTGCATCAATACCACCTCTTGAAACGTAAAGACAAGCATAACCTATTGTGTCCGCAAAAGTAATTGATGTTTCCCCACCAGCAGCCGTGTAACCTTTTGTTAAAACAGGGTTTGCACCTACTATAATTATTCCTTCTGGACTTACGCTTGTTCCTGTTGTATTATATGCTCCTGTACCTTGTAGGCTAATATTGTAAGTAGCCACATCCTTTTGAGGAGCGTTTATTGCTAAACTTGATATATTACAAGTTCCAGCTATAATAACTAATCCATCAACTCCATTATCCACTACGAACTTAATCTCTATTGGTTCTCTTGCTAACTGCTTATCTAACATAAACAAATAAGAAAAGCCAGTCAAAGTAATTAACCCATCACAGGTAACACTCCAAGTAGCCACATCGTTTTTATATTCACGAAACCACGCACTTGTTTGACTTGTTACCTCTTTTTGATCTACGCTTACATTGAAAGTACAAGTTGTACTACAAGCAAACGCAACATCTTCTGCTGGGTCTACATCTGTTCTATGCCAATAAAGCATTACATTATTTCCAATTACTGCTGCCATATTACAAATTTAGTCAATTATCCGAATGTTTCTAATATTTCCCCTGCTCCGCTAATTCTATATGCTTGTGAGTATGTATCTGTAACCAAAACCTTCCACCAAATATTCGCACCATTAAATCCAACAGTTAAGAACTCACTTTGATAGAAGAAATCTCCAACATCTGGAACTCCAATATCTGCTAAGTAAACAACATTACTTGTTAAAGGCGCAGCCAAAGCAGCTTCCTTAGTTACATATCCATTTGATCTAAAGTGAGAATAACCTGTAATCTCTGTTGGTAAGTTATTACTATCGTATATAGTTCTCATTGTGGTTTCTATATTCTCTGGATTGATGTCCAATAAAGTAGCCGTGATTACATCATTTGGTAAGTCTATT